CTCAGTTGGTAGAGTGCTGGACTCTTAATCCAGATGCCGTGGGTTCGAGCCCCACAGGATGCAAAAAATAAATAAGCATAACAAATGCTTCCTTAACTCAGTTGGTAGAGTGCTGGACTTTTAATCCAGATGCCGTGGGTTCGAGCCCCACAGGATGCAAAAACATAGAAATATGTTTATTTTTTAGGGTACATTAGATTTTGTAATTGATGTATAATTTGTGATGAAAACCGTATAATATTATTTTTTATTATAATATGTCTTAGTTTCTTCCAAAAGACATCTTTGTGATAGGGTTGGTTACGTTGAAATACCATTTTACATTTTTCAGCCATCCATAAATGGATACTTGCTTTTTTAGTATGATGGTCTTTCCCTTCATCATATGCGTGAGGATGAACCAATCCTTCTTTGACAAGACCTGTATATTCTTCACGAATTGAAGGATGACTTAGTGACTGATTGTCAATACCCTCTAAAATATTCTCACAATAGAGATAATTATAAGAAGCACATAATAAAATACGTTCTTGTGCATCTAAATATACAGAATTATCATCTATAATCATAAGTTGGTTCTTAATTATATATTCTTTTTCGTGAGGTGTCAAGTTCTTTTGCCTTGATAATGTACGGAATATACGAGGCAATATTTTTCTCAATGATTTACGTATTGAACCATTCGCTTGTATAACACAATCACTACGCGTAAATATTGGCTTTTCAAAACTTATACCTAATGATTTCTCAATCCATTGTATTTCGTGATTCGCCCACTTTTTCTCAGAAGCTGTATAAATAAATATATGACACCACTGGAAATTACTTTTTAACGTTTGAATACATTCAAGAAACCCTGGGCGAATTAATAATTCTTCACGATAATATGCCTCGGGAACTTCCTTTTGAGCTGGAGCTTTTAAGCCATGCTTCTTTAATGTTTGAATTAAAGAATATCGTGATACTTGAAACTCCACTGAACCAACAATCGTACCATCTAAATCTAAAATAAATACATAAGGCAAATCCTTACCATCTTGCATACTTATTCTAATAAGATAAATTAATATAATATATGAAGTTAATTTTTAAATAAAATATTACTTTAGATAATGCCTAAATCACATTCAATCCGTTCACCTTCCGATGTTTTATTAGAATTCACACATTCTTCACCTAAAACAGAACTTGCAGATATTATACATCACATTTCTCCACATATTTCAAAACATTTAAGTAGAGCAGATACTAAAGCTTTATCTCAATCACATCCCCATATTGGAAAAGCGATTATTGATGATATCAACATTAAGTATAAAATATTTAAACCCGAATTTGTAAAATTATTAAATAAATTTGGCGTAATCCTAAATGAAATTTATAATATTAAAAAATATTTTAATAATAATCAACCACGTATTCATATAAAAATAGCAAATACAGAAATATTTGTTAATTATATATACGGACTAAATTTATCAAGTCATATATCAGTTGGTACTGTTAATCCATTCCATTTCAAATATAGAGATAATATCAATGATACCATTAATATAGATGCATTAAAACAATATTTGATTAAAGATATATCAAAATTAAAAAAATTAAAAAATAAAGGCATTAATTTTAATTACGAAAATATTACTATAGTTTTCTCAAATGTCTATAGGGATAATTTTTCAATTTACTTAAAAAATCAAAATGGATATAAATATCTGAAATCCTATAAAGAATTAAAAGAATACGCAATAATTCAAGACCCTGAATTATTAACACCTATATTTGAATTATTAGACCAATTAAGAAAAGTATTAAAATCAATGGATAAATTATTAGAAAAATATAATGATAAACTGCAATACTTTCAAAAACGTATAGATTCTACACCAAATATTTTTGCGCCATCAGCTCAAGAAGGTGGAAAATTAACTTTACGTAAATCCTCTGAAAAAGTTAAAATCGGTAATAAAGAACGTATCGTTTATTTGGGCGCACATAACAAAAAATATATTAAAATGAATAAAGAAATTGTAGCATTGAAAGATATTAACCGGAGCACATAATGCATCCCTCTTCCATACGACATACTGCACCCTCGGCAATAACTGGCTCATTATTTTTAGAAGGTGACTTTCCAATAGTGAAAGATGCCATCTTTGCCTTCGGGCGAGTACGTAGATAGTACATTCCAGTCTTTAGTCCCTTACTCCAAGAATAGAAATGCATATTGGTTAGTTTGCTAAAGTTAGGGTCTTCCACAAACAGATTTAGACTTTGTGATTGGCAAATGAATGCACCACGGTCAGCAGATTGGTCAATAAGTATTTTTTGTTTGATTTCCCAAGTTGTCTTATAAAGAACACGAATTTCCTCTGGAATCTCAACAATCTCCTGAATACTTCCATTTCCAATAAGAATACGATTCTTCATATCTTTATTCCATAGTCCTAAGCGAATTAAATCCCAAATGAGATACTTATTCACTACAATAAACTCACCTGCAAGTGTACGTCTCTGATATAGATTACTTGTGAATGGCTCAAATGCTTCATTAAATCCAAGAATTTGACTTGTACTCGCCGTAGGCATCGGGGCAAGCAGTAGACTATTACGTAGTCCAAATTGCATAATATCCTTCTTGAGTGTTACCCAATCCCAAAGGTCAGTCGGCGTTACATTATCCCATAGGTCATACTGTAGCAGTCCTTGAGATGCTGGTGACCCCGCAAAGGTTGCATATGAACCACGCCATTCATTGAGTTTCTCCTCTTCAGGTGTTAGACGCAGATTATCCATAATTTCTTTATAACGAACATCCGAAGGTGTAAGCATATCAAGTTCATCTCGCCATTCACTTCTCTTTTTGGTAATTGCAACGGATGCACTTAGAGCACCATGATAAATTGTTTCAAATATCTTACGGTTTAGTTTAGAAGCCTCGGGACTATCAAAGGATAGTCGCATCATCACATAAGCATCTGCAAGACCTTGAACTCCAATTCCAATAGGACGATGACGAAGGTTACTTAGTTTCGTCTCTGGAATTGGATAGTAAGTTCGGTCAATTACCTTATTCAGATTCTTAGTTAGAACACCTGCAATTTCGTGTAGTTTGCGAAAGTTAAATTGAGGCTTGTCATCTTCCATCTCAACAAATGAAGGCAGAGCAATACTTCCAAGATTACATACAGCCCATTCTTTATCATCGGTATATTCCATAATCTCCGTGCAATTTCCAGTTAGAATGCCATTGAATACACCCATATGACGAAGAGGCTCATTAAAGCAATAGGTTGCATCCATACGACCCGTTCGCTCAACCTTTTCAATCTTGTATTTAAATACGATGTCACCATCCGATGGATGATTCCATTTTAGAAGTTCATCTCCCTCTTTCAGTTCAGATGCTTGCACTTGTGTACCATCCTTTAGATAGAACTTATGATAAGGTGTGCATTCTAATTGATTTTTTACTGAATTATCAACGACATAAATTTTCATTAGTTCAGCAGAATCATTGGTTTTTCTTACAGTTGTTAGACTCCACTCTTCACCATTCCAAACTTCAACTTCTTTGTCTTCAAGTAGACTAATACGAACATATCCATCCTTTGTTAGAATCTCTGTTTCAGGTGCAACACATAGGTTACTACTTTTAATGACACCAATGTTCTTTTGGTTACTTTTGCGATTTACAGAATCTTTGAATAGAATATAAGGTGTTCCTGTCTCAATCTGGCTCTTTAGAATTGCCGACCAAAGGTCTTGAGCTTTAATTTGACGACGGAATCTACCATCTGCCTCATACTTCATATATAGCTCCTCAAATTCTTCGCCATATGATTCGTGTAGATGAGGACATTCGTCGGGACACATTAGAGACCACATTCCTTTTTCTTGAACGCGTTTCATAAATAGGTCTGGAATCCAAAGGGCTGTAAATAGGTCACGGCAACGCTCTTCCTCATTACCATGGTTCTTGCGTAGATCTAAGAAACTCTCAATATCCGAATGCCAAGGCTCAATATAAACAGCAATGCTTCCTTTACGACGAGACCCTTGGTCTACATATTGTGCGGTTGCATTATGGACACGAAGCATTGGTACAATACCCGATGAACGACCATTTGTTCCACGAATATGACTACCATTGGCTCTTACATTATGAATCGCAATACCAATGCCTCCAGAGAGACGACTGATTTGAGCACAATCGGATAGATTTTTATAGATTCCTGTAATGCTATCTTCAGGAACAATTCCAAGGAAACAAGAAGCCAGTTGACAATGACGTGTTCCAGCATTGAATAGAGTTGGAGTTGCGTGAATAAATAGTTTCCGACTCATAAGGTCATATGTTTGAATGGCATCTTTCCAATCCCATCCGTGAATACCAAGTGAGACACGCATTAGCATATGTTGAGGACGCTCTACAACTTTATCTTTGACACGCATTAGATAAGAACGTTCCAGTGTTTTGAATCCAAAGTAATCAAATGAATAATCACGTTCATAGTCAATGACACTATTAATTTTTTCTTTGTGTGTTTTTACAATTTCCCATAGTTCATCTGAAATAAGAGGAGATGGCTTTCCGTGAATATCTTTATGGTTATAGAGAACATACATTGTCTCGCTGAATGATGGGGAAGTCGCTTTTTGATGGTTACTGATTGCGATTCGTGCAGCAAGTGTGCCATAATCTGGATGGTCGGTTAGCATACTGCTGCAAATCATTGCGGCAAGTTCATCCAGTTTGGTTGTCTCAACGCCATCAAAGATACGACCACATACTTGTTGAGCGACTGCATCCGAATCTACACCTTTGAGGTCGTGACAGAATGTACGAATGCGGCGTAGTACTTTATCAAAGGACACATCTTCGTAGTTTCCATCACGCTTAATAACACGCATTCTGATAATATAGACGGGTTTATATAAAAAGAATCTAATATTTAAATCAATTTTTGTGGTCTTGCTATAATTTAATAATTATAGGGTTCGTATAATTTATAGAGTTACAGCACTTGGATCTCTACTACAGGCGGAAGACCAAGGAACATTACATAATTTACTCCATTTACAATGTAAATCTGTAGGATTACTATCAGTTTCAAGACTTGATAAATATAAAGGAAATATAGTATTACATTTATTATTAGAGACAGCAGTACCGATTCCAGTATAATATTCTTTATTTAAAACAGTTGTTGTGCCAACACCTATAGATCCTGTGCCAAAACCAACTCCCCATACACTTGTATCTGCAACACATTTATAAGTCATTTTATTTTTAATACCAGTGTTGTATAATGCAATATTTTCGGGTGTTTCTTTTTCTAATTTATAATAATCGGGACAAGATAATGTATTATAAGTAGAGAAATTGGTATCTGGCATTTCATATGCAGTTACAGATATACCAAGTATAACAACAATAAGAATCATTCCAGCAATGAATGTTGTTGTGAATGCAAACATTGTATCGGCTAAAACGGTTTTTCCAAATTCAGTAAAAATAGTTATAAGTAATACAATAAGAGCAATTGCACCATATACAGCACATACAGCAATTGTTCCTTTGAATAAATTAGCACGTTTGATTTCATATAAATCTAATTGTTTTTGTTGAGCTAATGTAGTTACTTTTGCATCTACCATTAAAACCTCTATCTGTAATAAGAAAAGGGAAAAATCTCTAAAAGAATGTTCTCATTTCTAAATTTTTAATACCTTTATTGGATTCAAATGAACCCCAAGCCATTGGCATAGGTAATGTACTAGCATCCTTTTTATAAGAATTATATTGACGAATATTTGCTAATATTTCTGGAACACACCAATCTAATACAAGACCATTTAGTTCTCTTACTTGGTCTACAATTCCATCTGTACGATGTTTTGCGTATTGGAAAAATATAGACCGCATTACAACCTTTAATTCATCATCGGATTGGCGAGTAACCTTATATTGACCTTTAGAATCATTGTAAATCTTATTCTGAATTCCTTTTTGAAGTGCGTCAATATTAACATCTGAGAAGAATAATTCACTTAGAGGTGTTCTCACTTGTTGTCCATAGGTAGCACGACCTGCATAATCACAATTATTTGCAGGTGGTTGTGTCATATAGAATGCAGGGACGGATTGTCTCTCCATAATATTAATCCGTCCGTTGTATTGTGTTAATGCCGTTTTATTATTTAATTCAGCTGGTGTGAATGACATATTCTCTATAAACAATGTATAATTTATTATCAATGATTTTTATCAATGATTATTATCAATGATTTTTATCAATGATTTGTCGTTCTCGTTTTATATCAAGCATTTCCTTTTTAATCAATAGTTTTTCTAATTGTATGGATAATAGTTTCTCTTTTGCAATTAATGTTTTATTATGAGATTCTTCTTTCATAATTTCATAAACTATCCAAGCAATAAACGCAGTAATAGAAAACATTGACGCTATTTCAAGAATCGTATCATTTGTATATTTTAAATTACACCACTTTATTGAATACATCGTGCTAAGGGAAATAATAACCTTTATAATCATACGAAAGAGCATATTTATTAGTTAAAATATAATTATTCAAACATAATAATCCCACCTATAAATAAGAGAATGCATACTAAATCATTTTTGCCAGCAGCAAAGAGATTATTGCAAAAAACTGGTAAAACCGCTGATGCAGCAACCACTCGTCTTATCGCAGACCAAATGATTCACCTTATTGACTATATGGGAAGAAAAATAGTACTTTCTGCTAAATTAAATACCAATAAACCAAAAGTACACGGTTCTGACCTTACATTCCTTCATCAACGTATAAAGAAAATGAAGGGCGGAGATACATTCCCTTCCGAATACTATGGAAACTCAAGTGGTCGCTATGATGCTGGCTTTGGTACAGGCACAGATACTGCTTCCGTACAATTCTCTACAAATACTGCTCGTGCTGGTATTGAAACTTCCGCCCAATTTATGGGTGGGTCTGCACCAAGTCACCATTCTATTTTAGCAAAATCCGCTGTTCATCACATTATAAGTGACCTCCATTTACCTTCCTCTGTATTCAATGAATTCTTGGAAATAGCTCATCACGTCGCTCATCTTATTGAAAAATCAATCATAAAGACGTGCAAGGGAAGTACACTCACTGAAAAACAAGTACAAACCGTCTTTGATAAAGTATTAAAGGGTCTTTGATAATTATTTTATTAAAGGGTCTTTGATAATTATTTATTAAACAAAAATTGATTTTTATATTTCATTATTCATATTTATAAAATGCTTATTACTACGATTGATGCCAATATTGGTGCTGGTAAAACAACCATACTTAAATGGCTCAATCAAAACTACAATGTTCCAATTGACCTTGAACCCATTGAACTATGGGAGCCGCATCTTAAAGAACTTTATAAAAACAAAAGCAATGTATTCCCATTCCAAGTTAGAGTATGGTTAGACCGTTGTTTCCCAAAAGAAAATGATTCAATCCTTTTTATGGAACGTTCTCCTTATTTTCAAGAAGACGTTTTTCTAAATATCGCTATCAAAGAACAAACAATGACCGAAGAAGAAATTAATATTTTACAAAAACTTTATAATAAAATTAATTGGCAACCATATCTATATATTTATCTTAAAAGTGACCCATTTGAATGCTCCAAACGCATCAATAAAAGAGGACGCAATAGTGAAACCAATATTCCCTTCTCATATTTACAACAACTTCACGAACTACACGAAGATTGTTATCTTAAAGCCATTAAAAATGGTCGTCCAGTATTATGCATTAATGTTGAAGGTAAAACTCCAGAAATGATTGGTAATGAAATTGTTACATATATAAATGAGCAACAAAATCAAATGAATCTCTCGTAAGTCTATCTTTGACATTATCAGATGAAAGGAATTGTTTTAACCCATTCTCAAAATCATCTTTATTAATTATTTTTTTATTATTTTTACTTTCTCCAAATACTCGGCGACCATGAATAAACTTAATTGTTGTAAAAAGTAATTCCATATCTCCTCCATTAAACTGAAATGCCTTTTTGTTTTTTTCAAATACACTTAATGAACTCGCATCCTCGTCTATCTCCCATCCATTCCGTTTCACCAATTTAATGAATATTTCACGTAACTCCGATTCATTATAATCCGGAATCTCAACACGAAACGGAAATCTTCTCTCTAAACCCGGATTCGTCTTGAAAAAACGTTTGTCTAAATCCTCTTTATAACCCGCAATGATACATACAAACTTATCACGAGCCTCCGTTAAATATTGATTTAATGTATCAATGCATTCACGTGCAAAACTATCCTTTTGTTCCGTATCACCAATACTATATGCTTCATCAATCACTAATACTCCTCCAAATGCTTCTTCTATCGCTTTACGCGTCTTAACTGCTGTATGACCTAAATATTGACCTATTAAATCACTTCTTTTTACAAAGGTTACTTTTGATGTTTTTAAAATACCCAATGCCGCATATATTTTTGCCAATACCTCAATATATGTAGTCTTACCTGTACCCGGTCCTCCATATACAACCGTATGCAACATATCACGTTCATGCACGTTTACACTACTCGTCTTATCCACTATACGCTTATCCAATTTTTGTAAATAATAAATAACCATTGACAACAAACGCTCCTTTGCATCCTTTAATCCAACCATATCCATCAATTGTTCAAATGCTGGACGCAGTCTATGAATGCGATAAAAATCAATATTTGAAGTATTATTCTTATTGCAATGAGTTAAATAAAAATCATCTAATGCTATCATATCATCAATCGTATTTATCGTAATACGATAATGGTCATAGTATTTATAAGATAATTTGTAATCCCATACAAGTACCTTCTTATTTGATAGTATCCATTCTTTGTCTTTCACAATTCGTAGACGTTTTTTACTATCACTTGGAGAATCCTCAATAGGACGTTTCTTTGAAGAAACTTCTGGATTCATTACTATTACTATAGTAATAACTCTTAAATAATTGATTTAAGAATATAACAACGTAAAAATTGAGTTGATACCTTCACTCAAATATAATATTAAAATGGAGTCCATTACCGCAAAAGTCATAGAGCAATTCTTTGAATCAAATGGTGGTGCGGAAAGCTCACACGCACTTGTTCGCCATCAAATTGAAAGTTACAATGAATATTTGGATAAAAAACTGGCTCAAGTTATCAATGGATTCAATCCCATTGTAATGTGCCACAACTTTGATCCGGAAGCTCACGAATTTACTCAAAGAATATCTCTATTGGTATCTAATCCTCGTATTAGCAAACCAATGTTTACAACACAAGAAGGCGCTCAAATTGTTATGACACCTCATATGGCTCGTATGAATAACTTATCCTATTCTGCGAATATGTATGTGGATATTCACGTCACAACAGAGTATATTAATAAAGATAGTATAAAAGAACGAACCGAATCTCAACTAAAGAATATTTGTATTGGAAAAATGCCTATTATGGTAAGGTCTAAGGCTTGTACTTTACAAATTCTAAATGGAATCTCCGAATCGCTCAATAAACAAGAATGCAAATATGACCACGGAGGTTATTTTATTATTAATGGTAATGAAAAAGTAGTTATTACTCAAGACCGTATTAGTGAGAACAGAACACTCGTGTTTCCACCCAGTGGAAGTATCAATGAATCTGGACTCACGGCTGAAGTAAGGTCAATGCACGATGGTGTATTTCTACCACCTAAAACAACTGCAATTAATCTATCTGCTCGTCCTAATCACCTCGGTAGAACACTACGAGTTCATACAAACTTTCTGCGTTCCGAAGTTCCTATATTTGTACTATTTCGTGCACTTGGAATTGAAAGTGATAAAGAAATTATTTCCCATATTGTTCTGGATACAGATAATCCTAAAAATGCACGACTTATGGCTGAACTACTCGCAAGTGCCGACGATGCATCCGATATTGGAACAACCGATGATGCTCGTCAATCCCTATTAAAACTAATGGGTGTCACTGGAACACCTCGCGAATATATGGATAATGCTGAACACGCAATGAAAGTCCTAAAGAATGTCCTAACACAAGACCTGCTACCACACGTTGGACCTTCTTATCATCGAAAGGCTCTATATCTTGGGTTTATGGTTCGCAAAATACTCAGAATTTACATTGGGTATGATGGATACGATAATCGTGATAGCTATATTCATAAGCGTGCTGACCCGCCAGGTGTTCTACTTGGTAATCTCTTTCGCCAATGTTATAGCAAACTCATTAAAGAAATGAGAAATATGGTTCAAAGAGAACTTCATCAATGGAGAGCAAGTAACCAAAACCATATGCAAATTATTAATCATACAAATGTTCATCGGTTCTTCAAATCAACCGTCATTGATACAGGTATGCGTTATGCTCTATCTACAGGTAATTGGGGAGTCAAGAGCATTGGCTCATATACAAATATTAGACAAGGTGTCGCTCAAGTACTAAATAGACTAAGTTATCTAAGTACTCTCTCTCATCTAAGAAGACTCAATACTCCTATGGAGAAAAGTGGCAAACTGGTTCAACCTCGCAAATTAGACAATAGTCAATTTGGAATGATTTGTCCTGCAGAAACACCAGAAGGTAGTTCAGTTGGCTTAGTTAAAAATATGGCTCTAAGCACACAGATTACAATGTCATCAAGTAGTGCATTTGTTCGCCAATCGCTCATTGACTTGGGAACTCATATTTATGATGACCTCGTCGGTAATTCTTATAAATTTCTCAAAGAAATGTCTTCTGAGAATCACGTTCATATTATGGTAAATGGTGACCTCATTGGTTATCACAAAGACCCACCAATTGTTTATAAAACTCTTAAAACTTACAAACGCAAAGGTAT